GCGGGTGTTGGATCATAAATGTAGATGTACAAAGTACCATCAGCAGGGAAGCCGTCTATTTCCATTGTCGCCTCACCTGAATCCGAGTAGGTTGTAATTACTGGAATTGGACTAATAAAGTTGTTTGTTCTGGTTGCAATTATCTGAGATGAAGTCTCCCAGCTATTTCCATCGTACCAATAATCAGTACCAGAATCAAGATATATTTTGAAGTAAGCGTATGCAGTTTCAGCAAACCAGCCGCCAATAAGTTTAAACTCAAACTTTTCAGTTGTTGTCAACTCAACAGCAACACCTTCAGATACAATATTTTTCGCGGCATCGAATACAGCAACCGTTTCGCATTTCAATCCGTATGTGTCGCCTACAATCTTTTGTTCAAAACCACTCGTTCCTGATATAGTAAAATGTCGCGGATCGGTTCCGTCAAATTCGTTTTTCGGGAAAGTTGACCCCTTTATGATTGTGTCTTTTTTACCGTAATCTTTTTTTACTGTCAGCTGCTCCCAAGGCTCAACGGTTTCAATTCGACCGCCTTTCAATAGTTTAAAATTCGCTCCGGTTGCTTTCTCTGGGCTGAATGTGTTATTGAACGAGTAGTCATATTCAAGATCAACACTGTCAAATGTATAACCCCTGTAATCTAAACTTGCCCCGTTGTATTCAGGTACACGCACAACCCACCATTCATTATCTGATTGAAACAACCGAGCTTGAAATGTTTTAAGGATTACGTTTACAACATCATAACAATTACCCGCGTCAAGTTCGGTGCTTTGAAACACATCTTGCCACAAACTAACCTGATCCAATGGGTCGTCTGTGTCGGCCTCAGTCATGCCGTCTTCGAACAAATTAACAGCACTTCGTAAATCAAGCTCTAGTCCTGTTTTACTGAGTGTCCGCGCAAGTGTATCGAGTGCATTACGGTACCCATCGTAAGGAAATCCTGTTGATGCGTCAGAGTATTCAAAATCACGTAACTTTCCAATCCTATCGGATGCCGTCAGAGTAAATACCTTTGTATAATTGAGCGTGTCAAAATACTGGTCCGGTAGCGCAAATCCTTGCCACCAATCATTGCCTGCCTTTTTGATAATTACCTTTACCTCTAATCCGTTCGATGTGTTGAGCCATGAAAAGTCATTACTTGTCAGGATTGAGCTATTTGTCCACGTTGTCGGTGTCGTGCCTGTTGCGGTGAATATTACCCCTGACGCGTTCGATCCGCCGACGTTTGTAAAGTCGTCACCCGCGTTAAAGTCTTCTATCTTGTATTGATTACCGACAACCAGTAGCCCATCGGTCAATTCTGTATGCCTTAATGATATAGTGCATTCTGAGCTGATAATGTTTTTCCATTTGTCACCACCCCAACGGACCGAAACAGGATCACCTGACATTACGATCTGATAGGCTGTACCTGAATATCCATCTTGATAGATTTCAATAGTCCAAGCCGTATCTTTTAAATCCTTGAATGTTAGATATAGTCGTTTTCCGTAAGCCATTTCTTAAGTCCGATTTATAAAACCGTTTTCCTGATCGAGTATAAACTTTAAATCCCGACCTGATACCATTGCAGTAAGTACACCGCCTCTATTGCGTGTCATGTTATCCATTTGCCCACTATTCAACACGTATTCGGGTCGTCCGTCTTTTGCGTCACCGATCATTGCAAGTGTTGGGCTTGATACCATACCACCGCCCGCGAAAGAGGGAATAGCAGAATTAAACAAAGCCGCCGCTAATCCACCAGCACCCATCGCAATCGGTACGGCAAGCGGTCCAAGTGCGCCAGTGGGTCCGCCCAGAGTCTTTGATATTAAACCCGCTATACCTTGAGCAATAAGCGCACTAATTGTTTTACGGATTATGTTTAATGTAGTTTTACCAAATGATTTCATGCTGCCCTCTGAATCTATTCCAGCTTGCATAATTGAAGCACCCATACTGTAAGCTGACTTATTCAAGTTGTCCATTGCATCAGCTAATTTATCAACTTGCTCAACTTGTTGTGAGTAGTCTATGTCTATGGTTGTTTTTTTCTGGATATGCGACCCTTTACTGTGGTCTTTAGTGTCTTTCCCGAATACTCTTTCAAGTGCCTTTTCAGACTCTTTTGCTAAATCATCAAATATCTTTTTGTCATCTGTCAGAGCTTTAAGCGGGTTTAGTTCTGTTATCTTTTCACGAACACCAACTGCAAAAGCTGTACCCACATCAGCACCTGCCTTCGAGTATGTTTTTGATATTTCACCCCCTTCTGAGTCAGATATTTTGAGCGGTTCGATAAAACTATTCTTAGCATTCTTTATAGCACCTGAAAAATTATCTACCGCCTTTTGTCCAAATTCCTTATAGTTATCTACACCTTTCTTAAACCCCTCTTTCATTATGTCAGGGATCTTCTTAAAATCACCTTTCAGGATAGCCCCGATAACTTTACCAAATGTTTTAATTGGTAAAAATGCTTGCTGTATAACTAATTTAATGCCTGCAAATGTTGTTTTGAAATACGCGCCAAGTAGTCCGATATAAGTGCGAAGTAATATAGAGTTATTGTAAACATCAATGAATCCATTAGCTACATTTCTGATTGCTTCACGCGCTTTCTTGAATCCTGCCTGAATCTTGGGTAATAATTCCAATACAATCGCACCAAATTTGTTTATAATCGGCATCATTCGCGCTCCCATTTCTTCGCGCATATCACCGATTTGATTTTTGATTTGTCGCCAAGGTCCGAGTCCTATCTTGGCTTGTGCCGCCGCTTGACCTCCGTACTGTTTATTCAGTTCGTCAAGTATAACGGTTTGAGCGTCTGCAAGTCGATTCGTTTCAGCTAGTTTTTTAATCGTTTCTTTTTGCTCAGTTGAGAATTGAATACCTGAACGCGACAAAGCAGATAGATTTGCAACAGGATCATTCAGTGCCTTACCAAGCTGAATACTTGCGCTTTTTAAATCACCATCCAGCAGAGTAGCTAAATCAAGAGCCGCCATTTGCGTACGCTTGAATTGCTCTTGTCCGATTCCAGTAAAGGTTAATAATTGAGCTGTGACGTTTGACATTATATCTTCATCACCGAATGTTGTCATTTTTTGCAATTCAGAAGCGGTCTTAGCTAATTCTTTGGCAGTAAATCCCGCCGCCATGCCTGTCTGCGCTACAGCAGTTGACACTTTTGCCATTGCCCGCTCTTGTTCATCGAACAACTTAACCGACTGAGATGCAAATTTAGCTATTGCCCGAACAGCAAAGGCGGCTCCAATTGCTGGTGCTATTTTCTTCAGGCTTGACGTAAATGCACTGACTTTCTTGGTAGTCTTGTTCAGTCCCGTATCAACTTCCTTAACACCTTTTTTAAATCCGGTTGTATCAGATAAAAACTTAACTAATATTTTGCCTATTGTTGCCATCCGAATCTTTTAATTACATCATTTGCTTTCTCAACACTCCAATCAATCGGTTCTGGGTCTGTACTTAGCCTAATCAAATCAGTCGGCTTCTTATGCGCTAAAGCTCCCCAAATTACCCTGGTTTGCGCCCAATCGTGTTCACGGTCTGATTTTCGCCGTTGCATGATTAAGTCTATCTCACGAAACGTCAGCGTTCCGACTCTCTCCGGTTCGATGCCCCCCTCCACAATAGCGATCCGGTAAAATTCATCCCAGGTTATTTTGATTCCTCTTTTACATCAACACCAGCACCGAGTATTTTTGTTGACTCGATTGTTTTGAGTATATCATCATAATCCGATTGTGGTGCATCATCCAACCAATCACCGATTTGATACTTGTTTAACTTCAACTCCTTGCCATTTGATAAAGAAGCGGCTTTAGCGGCGCAAAAGATCAAATCTCTAATCCCTGCCGCTTTAGCCATTACCTTATCAATTCCACTCATGTCATCATAGCCGTGCATTTCACACAGCATATCAAAGGCATTAGTCCCAAACTTAATTGCAACCTTTTTGCCAAACATAGTCTTTTCAGTATATCCGCTTCGCATAGTTTTGTAGTTTGTTTTTAGTTACTAGTTTCGGTCAGTACTCCGGTTCCTTGCGCCTCGATTGTATAATTTGCCATATCGTTTTTTGGTCCATTAACCGTTACGCTTGAAATCTTTATATTACCGCTCCAATAGTTGTCATCGGTTGTAACTTCGCCCCATTTAGCCGCCCAAGTTGTACCAGCTTTCAGGTCAGTTATTGCGCCTGATATACTACCATCAGCCGCCGCGGCTGGGTCATACAATCCCGAAATCGAGAAAGTCCATCCGGTTTCACCCGCTTCAAATTCCTTTGCCCCTGCTGTACTATCTTTTGTTGTCACATCTAACATATCAGCGGTTGCATTCATAGTTGCGTCAGTTTGTCCTACAATGGTAGTAGTATCTTTACGCAACAAAATTAAAGTGCCATTAATTTTACTCATGTCTGTTCAATTATTAATCTTACTGTAATAAATTTTCTATATATCTTAAATTCGTCATCTTCCTCAACAAAATCAGTAGTGCTTTCAATAGTCGAAACAGTCATATTAAAACCTGACATTGTTAATGTTGTGCCAAACCCAGCCCGAATAATACCTATTACTGTATTAACATCGGTGTTAACCTCGGATTTAGTTCCTTGCCCTGTGTATCGTTTAACAAACTCGATTTGAATTGTCGCGTCAGTTATCCATGTGTCCTTAGCTGAATCTTCAACGCCTGTGTAATCACCTATCACAATAAAGTCATCTACTTTACTCGGAACCATCGAATAAACCGGAAGCGTTGTGTTACCGTTCAAAGCATCATAAAAAACATTTACTACTTCATTGCTCGGATCATTCATTTAATCAAGTTCTTTAAATTGTTTTTAAACTTAATCCGTTCACGTTCAAAAGCTGGGCGAAGGAAAGGCGACTTTTTGACTCCACTTGCCTTGATTTTCTTTTTGACAAAATATGCAATCCGACCTATATCATTCTTTTTACTTGCAAGTCCTTTTTTCTTTACCCAATCTTTAAGATGTGAATAACTTACAACCGTTCCTATTCGCTGACCAAATTCGACATTGCCGGCATGACTGGAATTAAATTCTACAACAGCTTCTTTGTCTCCGGTTCGTACATTACCAGAATTATGTAGTTTGCCATATACATATTTACCGTTCTTTTTAAGCGTTCTTTGTGCATCAGATTTCACACGCATTGCACTTGCTTTCATTTCAGCAATAGCCTTCGATTGTACTTCCTTTGATAAGCCTTCGAGATCATGTATAACCTCGTCAATTCCTATGATTTCGCTTCTAATCATCTATTTCTAAAGCGTGTTACAGTTAATCGGTATTCGCCCGAAGTAACCGAATTTGGGATTGTGATAACTCTCATGTAATAAGGCAACCATGTCTCACCCTCGAAAGCCGCCGCCCCGCTTGCACTATTCAATGTTAGTGTGCTGTTCGTAGCGTAATCGACCCATGAAGTTGTCGCGGTTGTATCGTTTGCAAATTGGATCTTTACGGTTGCATCTGTCGCGTCAACTGCGAAGGTCTCAACAAGTACGATCCATTCATAATTATACACATAAGCCGCTTTGTTTACAATGGTCGTATCAGCCACAAGTGCAACCGAATCCTTAACGGACATAATTGTAGCTTTGTCGACTTGTGCCACCCCAAGTAGTGGAACGGCAAGCAATAAGATAAATATTAATTTTTTCATGTCTTTTCGTATGCTAATATTGAAAATTGCGTTCTGTTCTCATCTATCATTCTAACTGAGTGAATTGCCAGACTTTTCGAGTTCCAAGCAATTAAATTCTTTTCGTTTATAGTAATATCACCGCGATAATTGAACGTAATCTCATAACCTTGTGAGCCTGTTACCTGGGCGTACTCAAGTGTCCGGCTCGCTGAAAAAGGGCTTACTTTAGCCCACATAGTTGCAACGGTTGTCGGCGTTCCTTCAGTCATTCCGCCCTGACCGTCCGCTGTTGGATTGACCGATTGAATTACGATCTTCTCCCTCATCTCGCCTCGCCGTTTTCGTGCTATTCTCAAAAGTCTGCCCTTTTATAGTGTTCAATCCAAACCGCCACATCATAAGGCACTGAGCTAATCGACCAATCGACGGATGAATCACGGTTTACGTAATTCTCTGCAACCAACTTCATGCAAGCTAGTTTTAATTCCTTTGGCATTGCGGCGGCTGTTGCGTGTCCTGATTCGTAAGTAATGTAAATAGGATCACGATCAACGGCTCCTGTTGACCAAGTTTTATTCAGCCTGATCCAATCGTTTTCGAGTCCGTATGAATAGTAGTCCGAATTAAGCGTTAACTCGGTTTCAGTTCCTTCCATGTCTTTACGCACAACCGAAGTAATCGTATTAACTGGTGCAAATGGTAAACGTAACTCGCCGATTGCCTCGTCTTCATCCATAGCCCAATAAACAACATCCTGTAAAACTAATGCAACCTGAGTTTCATTTTCAATAAACATACGCGCGGCGGTTATCATATCAGTAATCAAAGTATCTTCAACGGTGTCAGTACCATAGTTTTCCTTGATATAATTCTTAACCTCTGCAAGTGTAGCGGGCTCGACCGCGCTACCGTCGTCAGTGCGTGTAATGTTTTCTCTAATCATTTTGTCTTACGCTTTTCGGCTCCCTGTTCAACTTTCTTTTGCCGCTTTGGTGTAAAGATCTTTGCTACACCTAAATTAATAAAGTGCTTTGCAAGTGAATCTCTATAATCCTTAACATCACCTTTTTTGCGGGCTACATAGTCTTGTGTAAATTCTACTTTCATGATAGTTAGTTAAAAATGGTGGGGCGGTTTGATGCTAATAGGTTCAATGTCAACAAGCCCACCCCAAGCCATTTTATTTATTATCTCTGTTTACTAAACGCGTACTTCACAGTGTATTGGGTCGTATCATTAACCTCTCCAACCATAGCAACTCTATAATATCTCCAAGGTGATCCAATTATAGCACCTCCAAAACTACCAGTTGTTGTTGCAGTCCACTCATTACCCTCGTTTGCAATCTTCGAAGTATCTGAAGCATAAAGCAAAACAAAATCATCCTGAGCGGCATTTGCGTAACGTTGCCAGCTTGTGCCGTCAACTGAAAATTCAAGATAGCCAAGCTCATTAGTAGTGCCACCGATATTAGTAGCTAATGCCTGAAACACCAGAGTTCCATTATCCTTACTCAAATTACCAGTAGCGTAAAGATTAAACACAACCGTTTCAGCACCTTTTACAGTGTCAACAGCAACGGCTTTCACGTTCTTATTTTGCCCGTATGAAGCAACGGCAAAAAAAGCAACCAATACAAAAATTATATATTTTTTCATTTTATTGCCCTCCTTATGCGCTAGCTAACCCGTCAAGGTTGGTTTGATTCAAACTTCCTGTTACAAGAGCAGCAAGGTCTTGCGCTGACGCAAACTGAGCGGCTCTCATTGTAGCTGTTATGGTTTTCAGTCCATAAATTGGATCAGTTGAGTTTTGATCCCAAAGACGAATATCAATATCTTTACGAATTGCAAGATTGATCTTCTTAAAGTCACCCACTGTAAAGGTGTTCACTGTAACGCCAGAATTAGCAATCACAGGCAATCCGAGTACCATCAATCGACCTCCGATTATTTGCACCCAAGGTGGTGTTTCATATTGCGCCGTGCTTGTCTTTCCGGTCATCAACTGAGCTACGTTAGTCGGGTGCATAATAAATGCAGTCGGTCTAAAGTAAGCGTTTGTTACCTGTGTGTGAGCGGCAAGAAGTATGTCATAATAATTCGGGCTATCAACGTTATTAGCCAATCCAGTTGGCACGCTGTAAGCCGTGTCGTATGACATTATCCCTTTCAGGTTTGGAGCTGATCCATTACCGTTGTATTGTTGTGAATCCAGTTTCAAAGCCAGATCAACCAACAGTTTGTTACGCATTACAGACAACAGGAAAGCGTCGTCTTCTGCCATTTCATCAGAATACTTTTGGTATTCAGTGATCTTGCGAACGGTCGCTTCGTACTGAGTCCAAGCCTGATCACCTTGAGTATAAACTCCCGCCTCATCGGTGGCGGCTGATCCATCAGTCCGACTGGTTTCTTCGTACCAGAATATGACCGGAGAATTTGTATTCAACGTAGTTACAATGTCACGTAAAAACGGTGTTCTGTACGGTGACGCGCTGATACCAGGCATTAACATCGGATCAGGAATCTGATTCGTGATCGAGTTGTCATTCGTAATATCGGATGCTTTCAACATGATTGAAGTACCAATATAACGGCCATCTTTCGCGGCTTTCTGGGCTTCTTTGAAGTCCTTACTCGCGATTGCCTCTTTCATTTGAAGTTCAATCGGCTTGTCTTCATCTGCTTTGATAGTCAGATCAGCGGCTTTCTTTTGCTCTGTCTGAATCTCATCAAGTTGTTTTTGAAGCCCCTTCCATGCTTCTGACTCTGCCCCTAACTCCTTGCGAAGTTCACCCGCAAGAGTATCGGCTGCGGTCTTCATATTAGCCTCGGATGCCTCGATCAGCTTACTAGCCTTCTCGGTCAAATCCTTACCTAATTGTAACATTCCATCTTTATCCATTTAATCCTAATTTAAAACTGTTTATTAATTCTTCATCTGTCACGAGTGGTTTGACCGGCTCGATTGACTTATTTATCGGCTCATGTGGTTTAACCGGCATGAGTGATTGCTTAATGTAATTTATTTCGTATTGAAGTAATTCAAAAGTATCATCGGTATAGGTTCCGTTGTGCATTGCCTTTTCGAGCAATTCAATTCTTTTGAGTAATTCTTCTGGTTTAGTTCCTTTCAGTCCTGTTAATCTAGCTTGCTCGTTTGCACCCCACGTTACTGCTGACCCTTCCCATAACCGGACAGCTTTAATGTAATTGACCTTTTTTTCTTTGTCGGATTCCTCGGACATTATTTCAAAGCCAATAGAATGCTCTTTCAATATACCCTCTCTGTAAAGCTCAAGTTTATCATTCGCCAATGTAGTATTAGGCATCTTGGATTCGAAATACAATCCAATTTTATCCTCTTTTAATACATGCGGCTGGGAAAGTATGTTATCGGTCCAATGCTGATAAAGGTGGTAAATTCTGTTTGATCCTTTCGGACCTCGTTCACGTATGGTTTTTTTGAATGCTCCTGGTAAGATAATGTCACCGTCAGAGTCTTTGAAATTAAAGGTACTGAAGTACCCTGTTACTATTCTGCCTGCTGTGTCAACGTCTTTAGTTAAGCCGTTAAACCCTTTTCTGTATATTTCTGTCATCCAACTTCACTTTATCAACTTCACCTAATAAAATTACAAAAAATAAACAAATAAAAAAAAC